CGATGTACAGCAAACTATCCGTCAGCGTGCTAAAGAATTACTACAACAAGAAGCTGACGATGTGCAAGTAGATGTAAAAACAAACTCAAATGATTAAACTATGGACAAATTAATCACAATCACCGAACAGAAAGGCGTTCAATTAGTAGATGCCCGTGAGCTTCACCGAAGATTAAAAGTACAAACTTCTTTTAATCATTGGTTCAATAGGAGAGTTTCAGAGTATAATTTTGACGAAAATAAGGACTACTTTACTGAAAATCAACTTTTGGACAAAAATGACAAAAAGTACCCCCACAGACCACGAACCGAATATTTCCTTACAATAGATATGGCTAAGGAAATAGCAATGGTAGAACGAACCGAAGTAGGCAAGAAGATACGCAACTACTTTATTGAAATGGAAAAGATAGCTCAGCAGTCTATCATCAAAATGCCTCCCTCACTCAATGTTTACGGCAAAGAAGCCCTACCATACATTGAAAGCCTTCTATTATATGGCTACTCTGTCAATAGTGGTTCTTATCATCGCCGTATTCGCAAGTACCCACAGCACTTCTATCGCACCGCTGAAGGCAAATGGTATATCAACCGTGAGTTCTTTGAGGCTCTTTTGCAACTGCGCAACGGCTATCAGCAGCTTACCAAGGTCCAAGGACTGCCACAAGTAGTACAATTAGAGTTAAAACTTTATGAAGCGTAAAACTATGAAGGTAGGAAACAAAGTAAGAGTATCACCTTTTATCACCACAGAGCCTTACGGCAAAGCAGGGCAAGTAGGCAAATTAACCGATATACGCACCTATGAAGATTATACATTATGCATTATAACCTTTGCCGATGATGATAGTGTAGGGGTGTATGATATAGAATGTTTAGAACCCATAAATGAATAATACAATGACACCCACAATCAGTGAAAAGTTACAAGCTATCCATAAAGAGCTTAACGCCATAGGGCACTACAATACCTATTTGATTATAGAAAGTGTGCCTAACAATAGTATCACAATGGATTGCTATACCGAAAATGGCAAGGCAACAGAAGAGGAAAAAGAGTCCTTCTCCGAACTGATAGACTATATAGCCCCTTATTTTCGGAGAAGGCTCGAAAGGTTTAAAGAGAAGTAGGTACTATGCCTTTCTCTTTGAGCAAAGCTAAAATATCTTTATAAGCATTTAAAAACCTTTTAAACCCTATTTAAAATGACAACAAAAACCATTTATCTCCTTAGCAACAATTTCAATATCATTGGCAAGGAAATACGCACTACCTTTTTAGGAGTAACCATAAAGCGTGAACGCTTTTACTACCCTAAACCTATGAAATATCAACGTTAATACTCATACGCTATTTATTTTTTAACACCTCCCCAGTGTGGCTATGAGCCACAGCCCAGCGCAGCGGTTCGCAACCGCACTGGGGAACAAGTCTAACGACAAAATGTAAACCGATGTTTGAATATATAGATAACATATTATGCGTATCGGCTTCGTGGTTATACGGAGAGGGGCAAATAATGAGCGAAAGCAATTATAAGCAACTCGTCCAACGTAAAAACCTTAAAAAACTCAATACAGGAGGCAACGGGCGTACCGCTTGGGTAGCATTCAATTCACTACCCGAACGCTTCAAAGATAAGATAACCTCACAATGTGACCCCTACGAGCGCACTAAGCACATCCTCTTTGAAGACTACATCTCCCCCGACCACTATGCAGAGGACTTCTTTGCTACCTATACCGTTGAAGGCGATGAGGGCGAACAAACCTCTATCCCCGAAGATAGACAAAAAGAGTACACGCATAACGCTATGATACTCTCTGCCTGCTACTTCATTGCTACCAATGTAGTCGTACGCAAAAAGTTTGGCAATAAGCAAGTGTGGGACAATATGGCAAACGTAATAGCACAGCTACCCCGCCATACCTACAAACACAAGCTGCCCACCAACCCCCGCGACCTCAAAGCCAAAGCCCTTGCTTTCAAAGGCGTAAAAACCTCTAAACGCTACCCTGTAGCAGGCTACGAGGGGCTTATACACAGCGGATACCTCAATAAAACTGCCGCTAAGCTCACGGGAGTAGCTGCCGAATGGACACTTGCCCGTTGGTGCAACCAAGTAAATAAATGTGCCAGTCTCACTCAATTACACGCCGAGTATAACGATAAAGCTACCGCCGAAGGGTGGAAACTTATTAAGGACGAAAAAACGTTTTACAACTACCTATATGATGAGGAAATACAGCCTCTATGGTGGGGACATCGCTACGGAGAACTTGCCTACAAAGAAAAGTATGGCTTCCAACACAAAACCAAACTGCCTACAATGCGCGACAGCCTTTGGTACAGCGATGGTACAAAACTTAACTACTATTATTTAGACGAAAACGGCAAAATGGCTACCTGCCAAGTGTATGAAGTAATAGACGCCTACAGCGAAGTACTTTTAGGCTATTACATAGGCCCTAAAGAAGACTATGTAGCCCAATACAATGCCTACAAAATGGCAGTGCAAACGGCAGGCTATCGCCCTTACCAAATAGCGCACGATAATCAAGGCGGACATAAGAAACTCACCTCTGGCGACTTCCTTACCAAGATAGCACAAGTGCAAACTGCCACTAAGCCTTACAATGGTAAGTCAAAAACTATTGAGAGCGTATTCGGCAGGTTGCAAAGTCAGTACCTAAAGCGTGATTGGTTCTTTTCGGGTATGAATATCACTACCAAAAAAGATGAGAGTAAAGCCAATATGGAGTATATACTTGCCAATCAAAAGAGCCTCCCCACACTTGATGAGGTAAAAGAACGTTACGTGCAACGCAGGCGTGAGTGGAACGAAGCCCCACACCCCAAAACAGGCAAAGCACGCATACAAATGTACTACGAAAGCTATAACCCCGATACTAAAAAAGTAGAAGTGTGGGATATGATTTCTCTCTTTTGGATCACCCGCAAAGAGCCCATCACTTGCGATGCTTCGGGTATTAGCTTCACCGAAAAGAAACAAAAATACAGCTATATGGTCTACCGCTCAGACGGCTTGCCCGATGTAGATTGGTTAGAAAAGAATATAGGCAAAAAATTTGTAGTGAAGTTTGACCCCGACAATGTAGACCTTATATACCTTTACGAAGACACCCCATTAGGGCTAAAAATGGTAACAGGTGCCGAAATTAAGAAAGAAGTACACCGCAATATACAAGAGCAAGACGACTTTGAAGCTGCCTACTTCAAACAAGTACAAAGCCTCACCGATGAGAAACGTATCAGCCGTCGCGACACTACCGAAGAGTTATTAGAAAAATTCGGTATGAGTGCTCACCAGCAAGGCTTAAGCCTCCCCGCCGTCAAAGGAGTAGAAAGCCGTAGAAAAAACAGAAAACTTACCACTGCCGACACCTTTGGCAGCTACCAAAAAGCCCTTTCTAATACCATTTGGGACGATGAGCAATGGGAAGCCCTCGAAAGCACCCCCATAACCATCAGCAATATACTATAATCATTAATAAATAAACATTGAAAAAATGAACACACAAGAAAAACAACAAATCGCCCAAGCCCTCAACGATTTTTGCAACCGCAAAGGCAACCAAAACAAAGCCGCTAATGTTCTCAAAGGCGTATCAGCTGCCACTGTTACCCAAGTACTTAAAGGCAATTGGGACAGTATAGCCGACAAAATGTGGCGAAACATCAAAGCCCAAATATTCGCCAAAGAAGACTGGGTGTGTGTAGAAACAGCTGCTTACCAAACCCTTACAGCCCTTATTAGCGATGCCCAAGAGAACAGCCAAGTATATGCTATCATCGCTCCTGCAGGTAGTGGCAAAACCAAAACAATGCAGCTTTACGAAAAAGAAAACCCCAACGCCTATATGGTACAGTGCAACGAGTTCTGGAATAAAAAAGCCTTTATGGGCGAACTCCTTGCAGCAATGGGGCGCGACAGCAGCGGGCTCACTGTAAACGAAATGGTAAACGAAGCCGTGCGCGTGCTAAAATCTACTGAAACCCCAGTAATTCTATTAGACGAGTTCGACAAAGTAAACGACCAAGTATTATACTTCTTTATCACCCTTTACAACCTCTTAGAAGAGCATTGCGGTATTGTAATGTGCGCTACCGATTTCCTCGAAAAACGTATCAAACGAGGGCTCAAACTCAACAAAAAAGGCTATAAAGAAATATACAGCCGCATAGGGCGCAATTTCATAGAGGTAAATGCCATTACACAAGCCGACTGCATACAAATATGCACCGCCAATGGTATCACCACAAAAACCGATATAAAAGCTGTATGGGCAGATTGCGAGGGCGACCTTCGCCGTGTAAAGCGCAAAGTACACGCCCTCAAACTCGCCCACCTCGAAGCCACTAACGACTAACATCTAACAACTGACACCTAAAAATGGCACAAGCATACACCCCCAAGCAGATACTCAACAAAAAGTTCAAACTCCTATCCTTTGACGGGCAATGGAAAGACTTTGTAGGCTGTCCCGACCGCGCTTTCTCTGCCATCGTATGGGGAGGCTCCTCCAGCGGCAAATCGTCCTTAGCAATGCAATGGGCGCGCTATCTTACCCAGTTCGGCAAAGTAGCCTACAACTCCTTAGAGGAAGGCGTATCGCACACCGTGCAAATGAATATGGAGCGCAACTATATGGACGGCGTAGAGGGCAAGTTCCTACTTTTAGACAACGAACCCCTACCCGAACTCATCGAGCGAATGAGCAAACACAAGTCCCCCGATTTCCTCATTATAGACTCCGTACAGTACCTGCGTGTAGATAAAGAAGATTATAAAAAACTCAAACGGCTAATGAAAGAACGCAACAAAGCACTTATACTCATTAGCCAAGCCACAGGCAAAGAGCCCAAAGGCGAACTCGCCGACTTTGCCCGTTATGATGTAGATATGAAAATACGCGTAGAAGGCTACAAAGCCTTTGCCGAAGGAAGACTTAACGGAGGCGGACAACCCTTTGTAATATACCCCAAAAAAGCCGCCGAATATTGGGGAGATGTAGACAACTGATAATTCAAAATTCAAACAATATGCAACCCTTTTCATACACCCTCGCCCAACATTTAGAGCTCACCTACCTTGAGTACGAAGCCCTACGTCAGTACTATTTTGAAAAATGGTGCAAACTTATAGTCCGTAGCCAACCTTTAAAATGCTTTATCACCAACGATCACCTGCTGAATTGGTATGCCGAGCAGTGGTATATACAAGTAGAACGCCCCATAGAGCAACTTTACAGCGATGCCCTATCCTTATACACCCCCGAAGATATACACCTACTCATACTCATTTATGCCGAAAATATCCTGCAATACTATCCCAGTATATTACTCAAAAAAATAACTGCCCGTGCGGCTCGA